TTGTCTTTTACAGCAATACTCTTAATCTTATATCTTGATTACCGGTGATGATAAGATTAAGAGTATTGCTGTAAAAGACAATATTTTTGATGGTTATACTGTAACAGATACACCAACAACTGTTGATGATCATTATGCTATCAAATTTACCAATCAATCTTATGAAAAGGTTTCTGTACAAAGAAATGTTGGTCAAATGTTCTTTACAGATCTAACAGCTAATGTAAATACAAACATTGGCGGTCCTATATTCTCTTCGGGAACACCATTAGATAGTGTTGGTTGGCGAACATATAATAGTATAGGTATAGATCCTGGAGTAAGTTTTACTGGAACAAACGAAATACGTACATGTCTTGATTTGCAATCTTTTACAAATGGAAGTTATTATGTTATGCCATTTGTAATAAATTTGCCATCTTATGATGGAGCTAGTGGGCTTGCCATATCATTTATTGTATCAAGTAACATAAATCCATCAATAAACGTTAGAGTTTATGCCGCATCCCAACTTGGGGCTGACAGAAGTCAGTCTTTGGTAGTTCCTACAGCCGTAATTTATCCAGTTACAAATATAACTAATAGCGTAAGCAATTACTTTAGCACCGCAACAGGTGATCAGTTGATGCATATTGATATTAGTGCGCTTTATGATACATTCTATACTAGTTACATATCTACAGATAAGTATTTCCCACTTTGGTTGTATTTTGTTGAAGAAAGCAGTCCATTTACAGTAGTAGATGTAACAAAAACAAGCCCAACTATACTAGAACATATAAAAGTTGAACGAATAACAGGACAATTTAGGTACTAAATGGTAGGATCTGGCGGTTTTTTCACTTCTGATTTGTATTCTGCATACAATGTTATACAGAATACACAGATATTGTTCCCAAAGGCTCTTTTAATAGCTGCTTTAAGGGAATATTTTGCAAAAGACACTAAATATCACTATGTAAGCGATGAGTGGGGGTTTCCAAAGACCCCCGATCATACAGATTTGGATCCTGCTGCTGGGTTTTATGATGATGCAACGACGAGAATCTACATAGGACAAGAAGATCGTTTCGATATACCTTATTATCCCGCCGTTTTGGTTAGATATAGTGGGGCTAGATACTTCCCAATCTCAATTAACCAAGAACAAGACTGTGTTCAATACGGATATAGGTTATTTATAGATGGTTATGGTAATAAACATTCTTTGAGAATTCCTGTTTATTTCATATTTGCTGGCGCGTGGGATATAAATATAGATATAGAAGTTATGGCTGAAGGTCCTCAAGATAGATCTACCATTGTTGAAGCAATTTCTATGTTATTGCAAAGCAATATAAGAAATGAACTAACTTATGATGGGTTATTTATAAAGAGTTTAAGTGTTGGAGCTGAAACCAAAGAGCTTTATCAAAATGATAATATATACAAACAAACAATTTCCTTAGAATGTATGGGCGAATATAGAAGATTGCTTCCTGTAAGCAATGTAATTGAAGTTATAACAGCTTGTATTGAGGTGGGTCACTATACCGATGAAGTTTGGGTGCCAGATCCAAATCTTACAATTCAATTCCAATTAGATTTAACAAATACGGTTCTTGCTACACAGTCATTATGAACAACTTATACAAATTAGCATCTATTTTATACAAATTAGCTGTAGAAACACCAGATTGGGTTCCTGATGATATAAAATCTTTCATGGGTCAAATTGATAAAATTGAAAAGGACCCAAGATTAAAGAATTTTAGAGCCGAAATAGATGGTGAGATTGTAAATAATGTAAAACTAGAGATTTTCAAAGATAATCTAACCAATAAAATATTAACTCAATACAATATTGTTTTAAAGCTAAAAAGTGCTCTAGAAAATGTAGATCTAAAAGAAAAAGAAACTAGAGTTAATGAGATATTGGAGCTTTTAGGCACTCCTTCTGGTAAAGAGCCGCCAGAACACGAAAAAGGATTTCACAAAGAACTATCAGATCTTAGTGATCAATTTTCTAACTTTTACAACAATCTAACTCTTGATGGTTTGAATAAAAATAAAATAGCTGTAGGCAAAAATGTATTTAAAATAAGTAAGTATTATGGCGTATTGCTTAAGAAAGCAAAGACTTTGCTTAAGAAAATTAATGATTACTATAACACTAAAAAAGGTTTGGAGTATTTAAAGCAATTTGATGAAGATAAGAGGAATAACTTTTTGTTTTATCTTGTTGCTAGTGTAGAAAGAATCAAAAGTTTTCCAGAATTTGATCAAATACCTGGTAAAAAGGATTGGGACTTAAGAGCTAAATCTAAAGACAATTATTATATAGTATTTACTACAGATTATAATGATATTCTAGGAATGTCTAGCCGATCTGATTGGACAAGCTGTCAAGATATACGACCTGAAAAAGAAATAAAAGATTCGTCTCTATATCAACAGATAATTGGAAGTGCGGCAGAACCTTCTGTTGGAATTATATACCTTACAGACGGAAGTCAAACCAAATATGGTGAAAAAATGGTAGCGAGAGCTACAATCTGGATCTTAACAGATAAAGAAACGGGAAAAGATGTTTTATCCATACAACAAATATATCCTCAAAATGATCCAGAAATATCTGCTGTATTTAAAGAAGAATTGAAAAAACATACCGGTTTTGATGTAGTTCATATAGAATTAGATGAAAAAGAAGCTGCGGAAGATTATTATGCAAATTTTGAATTGAAATATATAAAACCATATGATGACGTTGGTATAAAAACAAAACAAGATTTGGTAAATATATATGATGTTAAAGACGAGCTAATAGAAAACATATTAGAGACGGCTAGAGAAAAATTACAATTAAGACATGATCTTGTAAAAACTGATATAGTTAATAGAGCCTCTCAAAGAATTGGTCCAAAAGAAATAAGTTATATAGCGCGCACACACGAATTAGATGATTTAAGTACAGCTTCAGAAATTATAGAAAAGATATTGAATGAAGAATGTGGTAATATAATAAATCTTCTTTATGAGTATCTTGAAGTTAAGCTAAAAGACGATAACAGTCATCTAGGATACTATCTAAATAATACTTTATTAAGAATATATCTAGGAAACTACGATGAAGAGTATTATTACAATATTCTTCGCTTGATGGACTCAAATACGCAAATTTTAGATGATTTCTTTAATTTTGTATTAAGATTAAACTTTTACGCTTTAGATAGACCTGTAATATCCAAATTGGTCGAATCTGTAGTCAAATTTTTTAGTAATGATTAGAGACTTATACAAATTAGCCTTAATACTACACAAGATCTCTGTAAAAACTCCAGATTGGATGCCTCCAATGGTGCGCGATCAGATGGATGAGATCGATTCAATAGAAAAAGATCCAAGATTAGAGAATTTTAGGGTAGAAATTGGTGGCGATCTAATTAACAGTCTAAATACAGAAAAATTCTTAAGCAATATCTATACACAAATTACTAGAATGCAAACATCTGTATATAAAGTAGTTAGAGGTATAGTTAAAATTATAAACATGGAAAAGGTTATACCTGAAAACTTAAATAAATTATATAAAGAAGGTGCAAAATTAAATGATGAATTTAGCTTGCTTCAACAGTTAACTGTATATGATTTAAATAAAAACAAGATAGTTGTTGGTAAAAACATTGTAAAAGTAAGCAAATATTACAATTCATTACTCAAAAAAGCAAAAATTTTGTTAGAAAAATTCGATAACTTTATAAAAAGTGATGAGGGTAAAAAGTTTGTTAAATCGCTTGATTGGATTGATCTAGGAGAGGAACTTAGAAAAAAAATATCTGAAGCAAAACATATGATAGATAATAGTGTTAGGGGTTTTGATCAAATACCTGGTAAAAAAGATTGGGATTTGAGAGTTAAACCTACACCTCATTATGTAGTATTTACTACAGATTATAATGATATTTTAGGGATGTCTAGCAGGTCTGATTGGACAAGTTGTCAAGACATAAGACCGGAAAAGAAATACAAAGATCCAGAACTATATATGGGCGTTACCGGAAGTGCTATTGAGCCTAAAGTTGGGATTATATATCTTACAGATGGAAGCCAAACCCCATATGGCGAAAAAATGTTAACTAGGGCTACTGTTTGGATAGTAAATGACTCAGAAAACAAAGATGAGCAATATCTTTTACTTCAAGCAATGTATCCAGAAAGTCACTCTAAAATATATAATGAATTTAGAGAATGTTTAGAGATGATAACAGGAATGAAAGTAACAGAAAATATAAATGATGTCTTTTCTAATTTTATACCCGCAGAATATCCACCATATGATGATTTAGGTATTCATAATGTACCTTTGCTTGATGATAGCTTTGTTGATTTTATCAATATAGCAACCAATGAATTTATTAAAGGTATTGAAGCTAAAACTGACGAAAATGCAATTGATCAAATTGAGAAAAAAACCGTACAGCATTTAAAGAATCTTTTAACCTCAACAGATTATTTATTAACAATAGGCGAAGACCCAAAAACTATGGAAGATATGGATGAGTTTGCCGAGTCAATATTTTCAAAAGCTATAATAAAAGAAGGTGTTGCTGGTATGGTGGAATATATTAAAGGTATGCTTGTTGAAGATCAAGAACTTGTTTCAAGAATAAAGGAAAAAGTATATCCATTGTATCTTGAAAATAATGAAAAGTATACAAACGAAATGACATATATGATAAAAAAGATATTTAAAGATCCATATTTGCGTATGTGGGATTACATCCCTGTGAATATAAATGGACTAAAGGCAGTATACTATAGAGATAGATGGTATCTAAATAAAATTATCAGCTCAACCCCTCAAAATATCCTAGCTAGAGAAATATTTAACTACTTTTTTGAATAATATCCATTGTTTGCAATTTTAATACAACAAAATATTGCAATACATTGATATTAAAAGCGTGAATATTAATGAAATAACGCAGCTAATAGAGAAATTTGCAAAGGAGAAGGGCAAAACTCCTACGATATCGGAATTTGCTGAGGCAAATAATCTTCATGCTGCTGCTATTATTAGGAAATTTGGGTCTTGGAATGATTTAATTGTCAAGGCTGGTTTGAAGCCTAACAAATCCGCTAAAAGGTCCAAAGAACAGCTTTTGATGTGGTTAAAATCTCACCCAAATGCCAGATATTCTGAAATACCCTATGGAATAAGAAGCGGATTGATAGATAAATTCGGTTCCATAGGAAAAGCGCGTATTGCTGCTGGTTTATCTGTTACAGATTGGCGTTCTTTCGCAAAAAGAGGTGCCAGAAAGAAATCAGAGAACTCAGGTAGACCAATAGAGTATACAAAAGAAACTATAATTTTAGGGCTTCAAAATCTAGCCAAAAAACTAGGTAGACCGCCCAAAATGAAAGAAATAACTAAAGAAAATTGTGGATTTCCATTCACAGCAATTATTTCTAGATTTAAGTCATTCAATGAGGCTTTGAAAGCCGCACACCTACCCCCTTCTTACTCTTATCAGGAGTACAATAAATTAAATAAAGATCTACATACTGTGATGATCAATATTAAAATAAATATGATGGATTTACCATTGTATTACAATATTGAGGTTGGTGGTATGAAGCCTACTTTTATTTATGAGGATAGGTATGAGGAGGTTTACTTAACTAGAAGTAATATATATGATAATGCTAATAAGATTTTGAAGAACAATAAAAGGACTATCGTATGGTATTTAGTAGATGATAGTTTATATGATAATGAAAAGTTTGAAATTAGAAATATTATGGAATTAGATGGTATAAATGAAAGATTGAAAGAGTTATTGGTTACTCTTCGTCTTAGATATGATGAGATAAACAGAAAATATATTGCCCCCTTATTTTTTATGAAAGAGGGAGATAACTTAGGAGACAAATGATAAATATTCCTGGCGTACCTTATGCCAATCCCGGCGTATTTTCGGAAGGAGAAGTTGTAAGCACAGGCGTTTCTATTCCTGCTAACAATAGAGTTTTATGTGTTGTTGGTGAAGGGCGTAGAAGAGAAGTTGTTATAAACTATGCTGCTGGAGGTGGTCAGGATGGTTTGAATTCTTCATATACTTCTTCAACTGGTGCTGATGGCAGACATTTCCAATTAAACAATGCCCCAATCATCTCTAATCGTACTACATTAACTAAGAATGGAATTACTTTGACTGGTTTAGAGCAAGCCATTACTGGCACTTCATTCAGTTCTAGATATGATTATAGAATAGACATCAATACAGGAAGAATAGAACTTCAAGGCGCTAATTTGGTTGACCAAGGTGGTGCTTATTACACTGCAAGCGGAACCATTGTTGGCAATGGTACTATAGACAATCTAGAATTAATTGACCAAAATGCTCCTAATGAGACATGGACAGTTCGTTGTACTGCTGTTAGAAGAGATGGTTATGGTCAACCTATAGATGGTTATGGCAAGTTTACGGTTTCGGGTTCTGTTTCTGGTATTATATTGGATGGTTATGGGCAACCAATAATCTGGCAATCTGATGGTGTTTTGAGAAACAACGGAATTCTTAGATTTGCAATTACAGAAGGTAGCACGGCATTCAATGTTGGTGATACGTTTGTAATAATGGTTGAAAGTGGAGTTCTAGAGACTGGAGATAAGCTAGTTTGTCAATACATAGCGACTCTTGACATAAATGATCCTGAATTCTTTACAGATATGGAATCGGTGGCTGAAAAGCACGGTTTGGCTAGTACAGATAATACTCTTTCGCTTGGTGCTCAGTTAGCATTTGCTAATGGTACTCCAGGTATTTTGTGTTGTCAAGCTGCACCTGGTGTTCCTAGAAGAACAACTTATAGAGTTGTTGATACAGCAACAGGAAATGCCACGGAAGAAGATTTGAGCTTCCCATTACCAATTGGAGTTGTTCCAGATTCTGATACAACTGTGACATTCTTTATAATTAATACTTTAACTAGCACTACAGAGCAAATATTCCCAAATAAGGTAGATTTCTATAATCCTACTTATGAGGCAAACCCAATGTCGTTTATAACAGGTGCCGCACCTTACTCTTACACTGTAATTATGCAAGATGGTGTATTAAGAGAAGGTAGTGACCTTGTTATAACACCTGGAGCTGGTAATACTGCTACAGTTTCTTCGGCAACTGTAACATTTGATCTTTCAGATGTTAGCGCAACTACAGCCATGGTAATCTGGGGTGCAACAAATGCAAATAACAATGGAACATTCACTATAACTGGTGTTAGCGATGGCAAACTAACAATTTCTGGTTCAGCACCATTTGTTTCTGAATCTGGCTTGGACTTCCGAGTTGTAGACTCAACAGAACAAAGCGCTTATGTTCTTCTAACACAAGACTTAGCACTAACAAATACCCAAGGTCTAACCGTCGGTGTAATTGATACAAAAGATGCTACATTCTATGATGCAGGATGGACAAATGCACTTCTAAAACTTGAGAGTTTCGAATTAGATATTCTAGTTCCTCTACCAACACAAACAATAAGCTCTATTTTTAATACTTCTCTACAACACTGCTTGAAGATGTCGAGAATCAAGAATAGAAAAGAAAGAGTATTGTTTATTGGCGCAATCGATGGGCTTACAGTTAGCAACGTAACAGGTCAAAGCTTAGCCGCTGTTGAAGATCTCGGTATTCTTGAGGGAATTCAAGGTGACGATGCTTCAGAAATTCTAGCCGGTAATATAGAAGACCTTGCTAACTACAGCGTTTCAGATGCTTTCGGTAGTACATTTAGATGTGTTTACCACTACCCAGATAGAATTGTTGTAAATATTCAAGGAACAAATACATTCATTGATGGATTCTACCTTGCTGCGGCAAGTGGTGGATACCTATCAGGTGTTGGAAATGTAGCAATTCCTCTAACCAACAAGACTCTCGGTGGATTCTCTATTCTAAATGATAGAACCTATAACTCAACCGAATCTGAAAATATCACAAGAGCCGGTATTACTCTAGTAGAACCCGTACTCGGTGGTGGTAGAGTCGTTTGGGGTAAAACAACTTCACAATCTGGATTCCCAGAGGAAGAAGAAATAAGCATCGTATTTATTAGAGATAAGATTGCAAAAGACGTTAGACTTGGATGCCAAGGCTTTATCGGCGTAGCCGAAACCCCAGCCTTCGGAACCTCTCTACAAAGCAGAATTATCACTATATTGAATGCTTTTATCTCACAAGGTCTTATCACCGAATACGCGGATGTTAAAGTCAAAAGAGATACGGTAGACCCAAGACAATGGAATGTCACTTTCAGAGTCGTACCTTCCTACCCAGTAAACTGGATCTACATCAAATTTGAACTTGGTACCGTATAACCCTCTTTAAAATCCTTCCTTAAATTATTCACATCCATTTTTTGTTTTTATTAAATAATAACAAACAATGGATGTTTACATTTTTTTCTTTATTTTAAAGGCATTTAAGTAATTTAAAATGTCAATAAACATACATTAAGTTTAACATAATTAACAACATAGGAGAATAATGGCAACACCAGCCCCTGCAAATCAAGTTCCGTATCCACAAACTAAAAGTATTTTACAGAACACTGGAAGCACGACAGTAAATAGGACTGGTATTGGTCTAGCGACCATGATTTTGATCAAGGTCGGGAATGAGCCTGTTGGTGCTGTACAGAGTCTTCAGATAAATGAAAACAGAAGTATTCAAATGATAGATGAAGTTGGAACCGATGGTCACATTGACTCGGCACCAAATCAGTCTACAAATATAACTGGTTCTTGTGAGCGTATTCGTTTTGATAGATTACGTATTACAGAAGCTTTTAGTAGAGGCTTCTTACATGTAAAATCTCAAAGAATACCTTTTGATATAGAGATTATAGACCAATTCAACGGAGAAGTTGGAAGTGGTTCTGAAGTTATTACTCTTATTGAGAATGTTTGGATTGAATCTATTTCTTATAACATCCAGGCAGGTAACTGGATTATATCAGATAATATGAGTTGGCAAGCTGAAACCATTTCTAGCAGAATTGGTGATGGTGAGCAACCAGCCGCCCAAGGCGGAGAAAGAGCTATTCCATTGCAATACGATCCTTATGAACTTGCTGCTGACGTTGGCAAGCGTCGTGGATCAATGGATGCTCCTGGTCTTATCACAGCAGCATTCCTTGCCTCTTAATAACTGTTATATATACTTCATAGGTATTTATAACTTAAATAAGGTGAATTATGGGTAGAATAGAAAGTTCTATAGGCAGTCTTGCGCAAAATCCACGCCAAGAAAGAATAAAAAGATTAGTTGTGGATGACCCCACGGCTCCGCAAATGGAACAGCCTCCTGTTTTTGATAGAAGAAGGGCTCCGGTAGATCCATCTATAGCATATGCGCATGAAATGGCGCATGCAAATGAAGTAATAGAGGTTGCTGATGGTGAAGATGTTTTTGAGAAAGTCGACGAGGTTCGACGTAAAAGAAATTCTCTAGATCCAGATAAAAAGAATAAACTTGAGGTTCTTTTGGGTCTAAAAAGAAAATATGGTAAAATGGATATAGATGGTCATACCATTACTTTGAGAAATCTATCTGCTAAGGAGTCAAAACAACTTGTTAAATCTGCTTTTGATTTACAAAAAGAACAAAAGCATGTTGATCAGATTTATGATATCAGAAATTTCACGCTGGCGTTTGCTATGTATGCTATAGACGATGTAAAGATTTCTGATATATTGGGTGAGAATGATAATTTAGAAATGAGAGTTTCGATGATAGAGGAAATGCCCGAAGCTGCGATAGTTGAGTTGCATGAGTTTTACGAAAATAATATAGCTGTTAGACAGCCTCAAACAGAAATGGAGGCTAAGGAGGTAATAGAAGATATAAAAAAATCGTAAAAGAGCCGGATCATAAGTTTTTGAATTTTTTATGTGAGCGGCTCGGTTGCTTACCAACAGATCCAAGAATACTAGATATGGATGATTATACAAAAATGTGGCATTTTTATTCTTGGATTGAAGAAAGAGAAGAGAAATCGCAATTAATGAAAGACTTTGGTTGTTTTGTTGGCAGTTTTCATAACCCGGAGATGGCTAGAAAAATTAAAGAAATGGAAAATGGAAAAACATTTGAATCGGATGAAGAAGGGTTGGATATGGCTACTAAGCTCGTTGAAGAGGCTGCTAAGAATAAAGAAGAAAACAGTGGTAGAAGACGAAGAAAAAAGAGAATTTCAATTAGGTAAACATGGTAGATACTGACATTCTAGACCAAATATCAGAAGGATCAGATATTCTTGGAAGATTTGAGAATGCGATCAGTAACTTGAGTTCTGTAATAGACAGGCTTACTAGAGGAGTTGAGGGTGGTAAAAATGCCATATCTGTTTTTACTGAAGGAATTCAAAAAGCCAAAGAAGCGACAGATGGTATTGTAAAGAGCAGTAAACAGAACATTGAAGTATCTAATATTCTTGGTAAAAGTTTGGGCGATTTGACTTCTCAAACATTTCAAGCAATAAAAGCAAATCAGGGTCTAGCAAGCGTTGGTGTAGATACTGTTTTATCTATAGAAATGCTTACAAAAGGAACTACAGGGCTTGGAGATTCTTTAAAAGATTATTCTGGTCTTTCAGAGCAAGCAAATAAAGCAACTACTAGATTTGCTGATACGGTTGGGACATTTTTGCCAGGAAATATGAGAGCGGCTGTTCAAAATTTTACTAAAGTTATAAACCAAGTAAAGACTTTTGAAAATTCTATAATGTCAGCAGCACAAACCGGAGGTAACTTCTACCAGACATATTATGAAGGTGGGGGTACTATGGTTGAACAAAATGAAAGTGTTATGAATAAGGTTGCCCGACAAGCTGCTGATACAGGCAATATTCTTGGAATTCATTTTGAAGATGCAAATAAGATGATTCTTGATGTAATGAAAACATTGCCTGGTGAATTCGGCAAAATATATGACGAAATAGTTGTAGGTGCTGAAAAATACTCAATGACTACAGAGCAAATCATTGGGAGAATGACTAGAGGTATCGGTATAAGTACGGAAGATGGTTTGAAAATAGCTAAGGAAATGCTTTATACGTTTGGTGAGGATGCTGTAGGAGCCGCAGAACGTATGGCTGTCTTAAGTAAAGCCAGTAAAGAGGCTGGTGTAGCATTTGAAGATCTTGGTGATTTGGCTGCAAGTTTGGATAGTACATTTGCTATGTGGGGAGACCAATTAGAGGGTATGGTTCCAATACTTAATGATGTATCTAAAGCCCTTGAGGGAACGAATGTTGGTATCAAGGGTCAGATGACATTAATTAAGAACCTTGGAAGTGCTGTTGCTCAAATGAATCTCCCTATGAAGTCATTTGTTGGAGTAATGAGTGGAATGAGGTCTCCAGGTGGTGCTATTGGTGTAGGTCTAAATATAGAGAGAATGATACAAGAAGGTAGAACCGGTGAAATTGTAAGCATGATGCAAGAGACTATGCAAAGAATGACTGGAAGAGGTGCTGTATCATTACAAGAAGCAACAGAAGATACCAGAGCGCAAAGAGCATTCCTTGTTCAAAGAGGATTGATGCAGCAAATGACGGGTATAGGCGATACCGGCGATACCGGCGAACTTAACAGACTTTTAGAAGTAATGTCTAATGTGGAGCTTGGTACGGCTGGATCTGTAGATGCTCAAAACGCATTATCTGAAGCTATGCAAAATGGTCAAGATATAGCCTCTAAACAAACAGATATAATGGCTACTGTTTCTGAAAATATGAAAGCATTAGAATCTACTTTAGTTGCTACAAATAAACTTTATAGAGAGTATATAGATAGGGTAACTCCTATGGGGCGTGATAGAGATATAATGACAGAGCCATTTGCAGAACAAGCGATGGAAAGACAAGCTGCAACTATTGGGTTTGCTAGAGAAGACCTAACAGGAGAACATGTTCAACAATTAATGCAATCTACCGCTGGTGAAATGTTCCAAGCTTTTTCTACAGCATTTGTTGATCAGGTATCTGTTGGTGGTGGTATATTCAAGAATTCATTACAAGATCTATCTGATGCATTAGAGGCTACAGGTAATCAAAGCCTGATGGCTTTTGGTCAAATGGTAGACGTTGCAACAGAAAAATTAGGCGGCTTTGGTGATTTGTATGATGCTATGAAGCAAGGAATAGATGAAAACTTTGGATTCACATCAGCAGCAGGAATGCCTGAAGTAATTATGCCAGATCCTCCCAAAATAGAGGTAGAGCCTATTAAAATGACGTTAGATTTGAATATAAATGATGAAGATGGTAATACAATGGTAAGCAAGGTATATGAGATAGTTTCAACAGCAATGAGTAGAATAAGCAGAGGTGATTAATGAGTAGAGTTTCTCCATATTTTGGTCAAAAAGACGCGACGGTTCCAGCAGGGAACCCATATGTCTCTGCCGCACCTGTTGCTGGATATGCAAACAACCCTATATTGCTTAATCAGTATTATCAAGCATATAACCAATCAATACCTTCTAACAAAGCACAATATGGCGTAAGAAGAATGATGAAATTCCTCGCACCAGAACGAGGAATAATTGAAATGTATGTGAACCCAGAAAACATACAAATAAGCAAATCTAAAGAAATAGCTACACAAAGAACAAAAGGCGGCTTTGTTATTCAATACTGGGGAGAAGCTCTTACTAAAATAAGCATCTCTGGAACAACAGGTTCTTCTGGAATAGAGGGTATAAATGTTCTAGACGATATATATCGTGGCGAACAAATAGCATTCGATGTAATATCTTTAGAAGAAGCAACAAAACTAAAACAAGAAGAAGATAACTTTCTCAATGTTGCTCTTCCAGGCTTAACAGAGGTAACTAACTTTCTAGATAGTATAGAGGAAACTCCCAAAAAACTAATAGAGATTCCTGTACCAACTTTAGGCTATTATGCATCAACTATAGAGATGTATTGGATGGGAGAGGTTTATAGAGGATTCTTCAATGATTTTTCAATCACAGAAAGTATTGGAAAGCTAGGGTTGTTTGATTATTCTATGAACTTTACAGCAACTCAAAGAAGAGGCTTTAGAAGAAATTATCTTCCATGGCATAAAACACCTTTGGCTGGTCCTTCGGATCACGATACAATACCTTACACTTATTCTGGTAAGGAAGTGCCAACTAGAGGTAGAACTAACGCTGAAATAATAGAAAGTATACTTTCGGGAGTTTAAATGGGAGCTTTTGGTGATTTTGTACAAGGAGCAAAAGATTTAGCTTCAGGTATAGCTTCAGGAATCAATGAAGCATACATGGGTACAGAAAACAAGAATCGTGCTTTATCTGAAGCAGCAAAGAGACTTGCTGATTCAATAGAGATAGGAGCACAAAGAAATTATATCATAGATGGTTTTGCAAATAAAGACAAAACAAAGCCAAATGTTAGAAATGTTGTAACTCAAACTCCAGAAGTAATAGTTCTAATAAAGAAAAAAATGTTTTCTAGTTTGGCAGAGAACTATTCTCCAGAAAAGATGGATGAAGATGAATTACATTTTGTAAGAGCATCTAAAAAACTTTTTGAAAATAAATGTGCAGAAATTACTGCTTATGAACAACTAACAAAGATTGACAGAATAATAAAAAAACAAGGAATCATAAATAGCCCTATGGCTAGATTCATTTATGATGTAATAAACAGAATAGATTCGGAATTCAATGATGGAGCAATTCTTCCAGGCTCAGAAACTTTTTCAAATGATGATGGTGGATTTGTTGGTTTCAATAAATATAGCGAATATCTTTATGAAAACAGTAACGAAATAAAAAGGCTAAGGCAGGTATTAACATTAAACGGATTTAGCCAAACAACAAATTGGGTAAAGGATGTAAATTTTGAAAGAAAAGGTGAGGCTGGTATAGGAACTGGTGTTATAGAATTAACTTTAGTTAAAAGCCTATCATGTACAACATCTGTACAATATGGTCAAGGAAGCGCAAGTCTTTCTATAGAAGATCCTTACTATCTAATGTATATAAGTGAAGGCGATATAGAAAAAGCAATATATCAAGCATCAAATACTGGATTCTCTCTTGTTGACGCTCTTGCTACAGAATTAGAAATAGACATTGAGGACGATAGAACCAACCTAAATAAATCTAGATTAACCCGAGGAGCGTCTCCCGTTACTTTCCAAACTAACATTAGGACGCGTATATATAATGTCGTAACGGTTGTTTTAGATAGAATCGGGTTAGAACTAACAGCGGCGGATGGTTCCGGTCTTGATTATACAAAACTAGATGATCCAAATGTTCCAGAGGTTGAACAATTTACTACGGAAGAGAGAAATCTTGCGAATAGAATTTATGATAACACATTTAAGCTTATTAAATCTAGAATAAAGAATTTTGAAGAGTTTAAGAGTTATAATAAGAATTCAAAT